TGAAGGATTCGGACTGGAACATATCTTTGCCAGCTGTGCTGAGATTCGACACGATGAGCATGGGGATCATTTATGGATCAATCTTCCAGAGGGAGAAAAGCGGATCTATTATAAAGGCGGCGGAAAAGTAAATGCTGTCGGCGCTATCACTGGTATGTCATTTGGAACTGTCACTTTTTTGGAATTCAATCTGCTTAACAAAGCGGTCATAGAGGAGGCTTTTCGTCGGACTAAAGCTTCTAGTTTTCGTTATCATCTCGCTGAACAGAATCCGCCAGCACCAAATCATCCGAACCTAGAAACTCTTAAACCTTTTATAGAAACTGGGTCTTTTAAGTTTCGTCATTGGCGACCACAAGATAATCCTATTTTAACGAAACAAGCTTTGAAAGAATGGGAAGCGGAATGTAAAGTCTCCGAGTATCTTTACAAACGAGATTGGCTAGGTGATCGTGTGATGCCTGAAGGTGTGATCTATTCAATGTTTAACGAAGATACTCATCTGTCGAAGGGAATCATCGGCAAGCCTGTAGAAGCATTCTTTAGTGCAGACGGCGGACAAAGTGATGCAACTACCTGTTCCTTAAATCTCGTTACATGGAAAGACGGAAAATATTATCTCTATCGAATGGCTAACTTCTACCATAGTGGTGCCGACACGGGTGTCACAAAAGCGATGAGTGAGTATGCCAAGGAAATTAAGCAGTTTAAAGAATGGTGTTATAAAGAGTGGTCATGGCTGCCTAAGCATTCAAAATTCTTTGTCGATCCAGCCTGTAAGTCATTGAGTGAGGAATTACGTGTGTTAGGAATCGTCACAACAAAAGCAGACAACAACTCAAAAGACAAAGTAACCAGCAATGGCACTAAAATTGAAATAGGTATCGAACGTATGCAAAGCTCCTTATCAAAAGGACGCTTTTTTCTTTACGATCATGATGGCAAGTATGGTCACTATCATTTCATCAAAGAATTAGGAATGTACGTTCGGAATGATTCTGGCTACCCAGTGGATAAAAACAACCATGCATTAGATGAATGTCGTTATGCGATTAATTACTTTACGAAACGCTATGTTCTTTAGCAGGAGGTGATCAGGTGTCATTTTGGCAAGCAATAAAAAGAGTTTTTGGAAAGGGGGCGATTGCGATAGGAGCGAAAAAAGAGCTACAAAGTATTTTAGATCATCCAAAGATTCAAATGAGTCGTGAAGAATATGATCGTATTCAAAACAGCTTGCTCTATTATCAAGGGTACAGCCATTGTCATTCTGATCAGAGGGCAAAGGCGAATATCAATATGGCCCGCAAGGTTGCTTCTGAATATGCGAAGGTAATGTTCAATGAACAGGCAGAAATCACGATCGGAAAAGACGATAAATCAAAAAAATATGATGAAGCTAGCGCTTGGATAGAGTCTGTGTTTCAACATAATGACTTCAAGCGTAATCTCAGTAAGTATCTTGAACCAGCAATGGCTCTTGGTGGCTTAGTTGTGCGACCTTATTTCAATGATCAATCAGGACAAGTGGAATTTTCATGGGCGCTCCCGGATGCTTTCTTTCCATTGGAAAGCAGTACAAATAAGATCAGTCAGTGTGCAATGGCATTTAAAACGATCAAAACCCAAGGGAACAAAACGTTCTATTATACCTTGTTAGAATTCCATGAGTGGATCGATGGTGAGTATTGGGTCTCTATGGAACTATACGAAAGTGAAAAATCTAATGTGTTGGGGATGCAAGTATCTTTAAACACATTAAAGCAGTACGAAGAGTTTGAGGCGGCTGTTCATGGTGAAGAAATTGAACGTCCAATCTTCTCTTATTTTAAGACAGCAGGTTTTAACAATATCAACCCATACTCACCACTTGGTGTTGGTGTGTACGATAACTGTAAACGAACACTTGATCGATTAAATAAAGCACTTGATGCGTTCGATCATGAAATTGACGTGGGAAAGAGAAGAGCGGCCTTTCCTGAATCTATGCTAAGTGGAATTCCTGACAAGGGAACAGGCGAAACGAAATTAACCTTTGATAAAGATGATGACTTCTATGTCATTGTTCCTGGTACGAACCCTGATGAATTTAAAATTACTGATTTAACTCATGATATTCGAACAGAACAATACATCGGAGCAATTAATCATCGCTTGCGACTTCTAGAAATGGAAGTGGGGCTGTCGACTGGTACGTTCGTTTTCGATGGTGCCGGGGTACGTACTACGAATAAGACGGCAACTGAGGTAATCAGCGAGAACTCGCAAACGTATCAGTCAAGGAACCAACAAACAACCGAATTAGAGGAATTCATTCGGGATGTTGTGCTAGCGCTGTGTGAGCTAGGTCGAGCCACAGAAGTTGATGGGAAACCACTATTTAGTGGTGAATCTCCAAATCGTGAAGAGATCGGTGTGAACTTTGATGATGGCATCTTCTTAGATAAAAAGTCAGAATCTGATTATTATCGTGAACTGAAAAATGATGGGCTGATTCCCGGATGGTTAACTTTAGCCAAAATAATGAAGTTGCCTGAAAGTAAGGCAAAAGATCTTTACCGACAAGCGCAATTAGATGTAGTTGATGAGACTACTGGTAAAATACGAGATTCTGGATACGAAGACTTCGAGGAGTGATTGAATGGCCATTACACCTAACCAGTTAGATATTGAGGCTTCTTACATTCAAGATGCTTATATGGCGATGGAAGATGAGATCATGAGGATGCTTGTTAAGCATTTGAAAATGCCAACTCGAACGCCTTTGAATGAGGACAACGCTTTTCATTGGAAAATTGAAAAGATGCATCAATTAAATTTATTGAATCAACAATCTTTGCAGCGATTAGTCAATGAAACAAGTCAGTATTCTTATGATCAGCTACGTAAAATCATCGTGGATATGGGGTTTGAAGTCATTTCAGATCTTGACAAAAACTTATCTCAACAAACTGGAAAAGAACCGCCATCACGAACTGAGATTGACAATGTGATGGAGTCGTATCTTAATCAGCAATGGCGAGATCTCGACAATCATGTCAATCAAACGCTGATCGACACTAATTATCCGAATAATCCACTGGCTAAGATGTATCAACAAGTTTTAAACGATACTGTGGCCAAAATCATCGGAGGCACAAAAACGCCACAACAGGCACTTAGAGAGTCGATCTATGCGATGGTGGAAAAAGGGGTGATGACGACCTTTGTCGACAAGGCAGGGCGTGAATGGAGCCTTGAGCGCTACGTACGGATGGTTTTGAAAACAACAACTCACCATGTTTATCAGGATCTACGACTTAAGCGAGGGTTAGAGCATGGCATTGTCACAGCAATTATGAGTAGCCATATGGCTGCACGACCACACTGTGCCCATATCCAAGGCGGATGGGTATTGCTTGTCCGTAAAGAGGATGCGCCGGAAGAATTACGGCACATTCCATCGATCTATGATCATGGATACGGTGAGCCTGACGGAACCCAAGGTATTAATTGTCGACATCGATTGTACATCCAAATCTATGATCCGGATCTTGATATTCACATGAAGCAGTATGATCCAAAGCAAGCGATTGACAATGCAGACTTGGTTGCCAAGCAACGACGCATGGAAGTCGCTATTCGTCGTGCCAAGCGGCAGTTGAACGGAGCAACGACAATGGACAACAAAGAAGATGTTCTGCACTTCAAACAACTGGTCAGACGACGTCAAGCAGCACTGCGTACTTTTATCAATGAGCATGATCAATTGTTACGTCGGGATTATTCGAAAGAGCAAGTGTATTCATAGAAGGAGAAAGTATGGTGGAGGATTAAAGCAAATTGAGCTTATCTGAAATCTTACTAACATTTTATGAAATTGGTCTTGCTTTGAAGTTTGAGGATTTTGGTTTGTTTAGTCTAGCTTGCTAGGCTTTTATTTTGTCCTGAATATGACATTAAACTGTTCATCTACCGAGTGAGCGGTATAACTCACACTCTAAACTGGTACCAACCAGAATAAAAAGGAACGGAGAATGAATCATGGAATGGATCAAAGAAATTTTATCAAAACACGTCGGAGAGGATGGGAAGTTTGATCTAGACGGAGCGACAAAAGAAATAAAATCAGAATTTCCGAAAAATGCTGTGCCTAAAGCTGATTTTAACGATAAGTCTCAAAAGCTAAAAACTGCAAACGAAGATTTAACCGCCGCAAATGCGCTTGTTGAGCAGTTGAAAGCATCAAACAGTGGAAATGAAGATCTGCAAAAA